CCCGGTTGGTCGATGGATAGAGTCCGTCTTCCCTCCGAAGGGTATTGCCGATCTCACTGGCTATACCTACATCAAGGTGAAGGGTGCTGCGAATCAGACGACGGACATCAACCCGCCGTTTGTTGAGTGGCACACCTCAGCGAGTTATTGGGAAACCTTCAAGGAGCGAACTCCTATGTCGGTCCTCCCAACACCCCGCTTGATCGTCCCCGACCTATCGCTTGGCAAGTCGCACTACGCTTCGGCGTATTCGCTTCTATACCAGGCGGTGGCAGGGGTCGTCAGTGGACGCCGTTAATTAGCGACAACCGCAGTCGATCGTTATCGACTCTAAAGAGGTAAGTACCATGCCCCAACAGGGGAATATCCTGCTGGCTGATAGCCAGCCGACCCCGGTCACTCATACCTTCGCCCCAAATGGTGCCTCACTTGAGTACACCAGCTGGCAGGATCGGGTGGGCGGCATCGCGCTGCTCTACCCGTCGATCGCGCTCATGATTCGTCGAGCGCCGAACGCCGAAGGTAATGAGGTCTACCGCTGGAAGCTCGACCTCCCGGTCGGCAAGTCGATCGACGGCCCTGCTGTGTCCGGCTATACGCCGGGTCCGCAGAAGGACTACTCGATCGTCTACGATCTCCGGATGTCTATTCCGCTACGGGCTTCGGCCCAGGCGCGGAGTGACGCAGCGGCATACTTTGCCGCCTCCTGTTTTGCTTCCCCCTTCGTCATCTTGGCGGAGACGGGTGAGCCGGTATACTAACGTGGACTGCCATGTCCATGTGACGTACACCGTCGATGGTGATTTCGTCGTCGTGACGATCACTACCGAACAGGGTGATGGGAAGATTGAGACAACGACTGTCTCCAATCCCCATACGGAGAAAGCAGAGTAGCTAAGACCTAGCTACACTCCAGTCTGCCATTCACGGTTATAGGAGTGACAGATGACTTCCAAAAGAAGTCACGGTGCGCGGCATAAGCCGCAGAAGTCACGTTTGCCGCGGCCACCTCGGCCAAAGCGACGCGACGCCCGGGCTGTGAAGCCCAAAACCGGGAACAAGAAGAACCCGGACGGCGGGGGGTTTCGATCCTCCGTTAGTCTGTTGGATGTAGGTTCTCGCGTGCTTCAGGCGCTCGACAGCCCAGCATCCCTCCGTGTCTACCTGCAACTTCAAGCAGGGGACCCTGGGGCGCTGGAATCGGGCTTCAATCCTGACGCATACGATGACCCGGTGAACTTCTTCTTGGATCGTCAGGCCTCGGCCTTATTGTCCAAGAACGAGCATATTCCGTCCCCTCACGACCGTGTGGGGGCGGCGCTTAAGAAGTTCATCGAAGCGGAAGACCGCTGTGCTGAGACCAATCTCCGGATCAAGGTTCTGGGTGCGTTAGGCAATGCCACGCGCCCAGAGGTCGACCAGGCTTATTGTCTGGCCCGGCTTAAAATCGCCGAGATCCTGGGAGAGGTTCCGACACTGGCGGAGTTAGATTTCCGCTTCGGACCGGGGAGTAATCTACAGGTGCGGGGAGATACCTCCCCGTATCAGAAGGTACACTCTTCCCTTGAGTGCACTTCGTCGCTATTGCCGATCGTCTCCGAGTTCCTCGGAGAGTTTCCCGGGTGGCACCAGGAAGGTGCTTCCGTCACGATTGAGATCGTGCCTGGGAGTCGGCTAGACACCGTCCCTAAGGACGCCAAGACCCATCGCCCTATCTGTGTTGAGCCGCTCTTAAACGGCTTGATGCAGAAGGGTATTGGGTCGTATATGCGCGAGCGGCTTCGGTCGTTCGGGTTGGATCTTGATCGCCAAGAGGGCAATCAGATTCTCGCGCGTGAGGCGTATCATCGTGGCCTTGCCACGGTGGACTTCTCTAGTGCGTCTGACCTAATTGCATATATGCTGGTCCTGGATCTCCTCCCGATGGATTGGGTTGAGTTCTTGGAATGTTGCCGATCAGAAAGCTACACTATCGAGGGGGTTTCGTATCCCTTCAACAAGTGGAGCTCAATGGGCAACGCGTACACGTTCGAGTTGGAGACTCTGCTCTTCTACGGCCTCGCTTTTGGCTGTATGAAGGCGCTGGGGATCAAGCCCGAGACGAACAGGAATGTTCGTGTGTACGGGGATGATGTCATCATCCCAACAGCGGCGTTCGACCTCTTCTCCGAGGTGAGTAGCCATGCTGGGTTTGTGATTAACGACCACAAGTCCTTCGCGCGCGGCTCGTTCTTCGAGTCATGCGGTATGGATTACTATAGGGGTTACCTCGTCAGGCCGTTCCAGTGGAAACTGGAAATGGCTACCATCAGGGATCTGTTTTATGCCGCTAACACCGTTTATCAGATGGCTGACCGGCTGTCTGACCTCGGTAGTTTCGCGGGCCACTTACCAGTGGCTTGCCACGTCAATCGCCTCCTGGAGGC